AATAAACTTTTATCGGTACTACCGCCCCGGCGGTGGTACTCATTAAGAGCTTATTATAACTCTTAAAATTAAATATATGGAGGGATTATTTATGTATGCTATCTATTTAAAATGTCCTAGTGGACGTTATCACCCTATTAGTTTACCTGAGGGTATTACAGTTAACCGCTTATTATTTGCAAGTGTATGGGCAGAACGCCAGCAAGCGCAAAAGGCATTGCAGACGCTGAAAAAGTGGAATCCTGACGCAATAATGCAAATACGGAAAGTAGGTGTATAGTATGGAAATTTATGGTGTATATGGTATTACAAATTGCTTTACCCTGCTTATTATTGACATAAAGCATGATATAGAAGACTGTGTAAAAGTGGTACTGTATGACGGTGAGACATATACACGCCCTACATGGTGTAAAGTGAGATATAACGCACACGGCGAGGCATATTTTATTAAATATAACCGCCGTTATTACCTTAAAGATATAGAGAGGGAGATGTAAAAATGAAGAAGTATTTTACAGTCTATTATGTAGATAAACACACCGGAGAAGTAGTAAATGCTGATATTGTCACCGCAAGAACGGCAAGTGATGCTGCCATAATTGCAGAACTGTCCATGAATGAAGAGGACTTAAAGCACTATAGTTGCTGTGCAGGTGCTGCCCCTTTTTACTTTAACAAATAAATAGCTTTTATCGGATGCACAGGTTAACAATAATCTGTGTATCTCATTAAGAGTTATTTATATAACTTCTTAAGACTATAAGTTTAGGAGGTAACAAAAAGTGAAAAAATGTTTAATATATCTCATTGAGTGCCTTTTGGTATCTAAACATACTAATCAGGTGCTAAAAGAGGTTGCAAGAGTTATAGCAGCCTTGCTTTTTGTCTTATTTTTCAGCATTGATTGGGATGCAACGCTGGATGCATGGGGGGTGCTCAAATGAGAACGAATAAACAGATACTGCAAGCGTGCGCTAAAGCATACTTGCGATATGAACGCACTTATAAGCAGATGCAAAAAGCCTGCAAGGTGTACGGCACTACCATAACAAGGGCACGTATCATGGCAGGAGTAGCCGGGCAGCAAAGTGCACTGTATCCTCTTTTAATTGACTTAGGGATTGATGCAGACTTGTTATACGCATATGTCGACGCAGAGCGCAAAGCTGTGGCAGATAAAACCCCCACGGAAAAAGAAGAAAAGGAGAACCCCTTTTAAGAGCTTTTAGGGCATACAAGGTAACCGCCTTGCGTGCCTTATAAAGCTTTTAAAGCTTTAATAATACTATAGGAGGTGTTACACATGGATGTAACCTTAAAAAACGGCAAGCATTTTAGTATCACATTGAGAGTGTGGGACGGTGCAAATTGGCTGCCCGACTGCGCCGGGGACGTGCTGGCAACTTGGCAACCTGAGACACAAGCAGACATTGACTGGTTAGTAGATGACTGCGACAACTTCAATGCAGGTGTAGACCTTGACTGGCTGGAGCACTGCCCAACGTGTCAAGAGGTGACATTGGATGTACAGGAGGTGCAAGAGTAATGGGAGAGCATAAACGGCAAGGCAAGACATTTTTCATCACTGTAGACGCTCATATGCAGTTTGCCGTACATCGTGCCCCTAGTGGACATTTTTCTTATATTATCTACTATGACGGACGGCAAACTACCGGGGCATTGCGTATCACACAAGCCCATGCAGCTAATAAGCTGGGATTGACAGTGCCGGAGCTGCTGGAAAAATTTAAACTTGACTAACTAAAAACTGAACAGAGGTACGGACAAAACTGTACCTCTAATTTTTTGCACCCTTTTTCCGTCCCTCAACCAAACGGAACGAAATGATGTTCGTGGTTACCGAAGGTCACCTGAGCGGAACGAAACGTGTTGTCTTTTGGAGCGCACGGAACGAAACGAAACGAGGGATGCAGGGGCAACCCAAGCTGACAAGGCAAGCAAGATTACTTTTGGGCAAGCAAGGCAAGCTAAGGCTGCCTAAGACACTAAGCACCCAAGCAAGCATCAATGGGTCACAAACATGAAGAAGACCCATTATAACTAGGAGGTATTTATAATGACGAACAAAGAACTGTTTGAAGAGCAGCTTATGCTGGAATCTTCTGCTAGACAAGATGGCTATGAAGCAACATGTGAAGCTCTCAGAATCGCAAAGGAAAAAGGCATGGTTGATACTGCCCTCCCTATTGGACAAGCGTTTTTTAATCACAAGGTACTCGCTGTCAAGGATGTCATGCTGCAATGGCTCACTAAAAACATGAAACCAAAAGCTGGTGTTAAACCTAACTTTATCTATATCTTGGATGACCTGAAGACTGCGTTCACAGATGCAGAGGGCAATGTGGATATGGATGCTATCGCTAACACCTGCACAACTGTAACACTCTCCTGCCTTATAAATGCCCTCACAACAGGCTTGAATACAAAGGCAGCCTTTCTGAATAACGTGGGATTGCATGTTGGCTTTAGTCTTATGTATGAATATCAAGCCAAATGTTTTGAAAATTGGCTCACTACATTACCTAAAGAAGACAAAAACAAAAAAGCAATGCAAGGTATTGACAAGCGTATAGGTATCCATTACCGCTATGTCTACATGAAACAAGCCATTAAGAAATGTGGTTACACCTGCCCCACGTGGGAACAAGGAGACAATGAAGGTATTATCAACTTAGGGGTAGCCTTATTGACTTTGACAGAAGAAGCAACAGGCTATTGGATGTCAGATTCAGATAGCTACACACAAGCACATCTTGTCCCTACCCCTCAATTTGTGGATGCATGGCAACGTAATGAGGAGAACATGTTGTACTACGCTCATAAATGCTATCCGATGATTATCCCTCCAAAACCATGGGTAGCCTATGATGATGGTGGTTACTATGGAGACCTTGCAGCTTTCTATACATTCTTGCGCCTTAAAGGGGTACATAACTCTTTCAGTAAAGCCTATAAAGCACGCCTTTCTCAACTTGATACACCTGATGTCTATAAGGCTGTCAATGCTATTCAGGCTACACCATGGCATATCAATAAGGATGTTTTAAATGTTATCAACCAATGCAAAGAGCGTGGCTATATCCCATGTGGTAAAGAAAAGTCCCACATCATGAGCACTGATTTGAAAGAAGCTGAACCTACCCCCTTACCTGAAGGGGCAACAGCAGAAGAGATTAAAAAATATAAAAAAGATAAGGCAGCGTGGTGGAAAGGCTTAAAACGTCGAATTTCTATTATCAATCGTACAAATGCTATGATTACAGTTGCTGATAAATTTAGTCTTTATGAAAACATCTATTTTCCTTGGAACATGGATTTTAGAGGACGCATCTATCCTATCCCCTCTTTCAGTCCCCAAGGTGACGATATTTGCAAAGGCTTACTGCTCTTTTCAGACACACCGCCTTGTCAAGACCCTAAAGATATTGAATGGCTCGCCATTACCGGAGCTAACCTTGCAGGTGAGGATAAAATCAGTTATGTTGACCGCATCCAATGGGTATATGACAATGAAGCAGTCATTCTTGATGTAGCTAAAGACCCTATGGGTAACTTATGGTGGTTGCATAAAGACAAAAAACCTGTACAGCTCCTTGCATGGTGTCTTGAATGGGCGAAAGCGAAACAATGGATAGCTGAGCATGGCTCTATTGTCGGATGGGTAACAGGTCTCCCCTATGCGCAGGATGGCACATGCTCAGGTCTGCAACACTTCTCTGCTATTCTTAGAGACCCTATTGGTGGTACTGCGGTAAACCTTGTTCCGCAAGACAAACCGAATGACATCTATCGTTTGGTAGCTGATAAGGTAAATGTTGTCTTGAAGCAGGATGCTATGTCAGGCACTATTGACGAATGGGACGAAGAAAAGCTGAAGACTAAATTCGGTACAAAGACTATGGCGCAGATTTGGTTAAACTATGGTGTCAATCGCACTGTAACTAAAAGACCTACCATGACCCTTGCCTATGGTGCTAAGAAGCGTGGCTACACGGAACAGATTATGGAAGACACAATCAAACCTGCTTTAAATGCTAAGACTGCTTGTGGTTTTACAGAGACTAATGCCTACCAATGTGCTATGTATATGGCTGAGCTTATATGGAACTCTGTGGGTGCTACTGTTGTACGTGCTGTTGAGGGTATGGATTGGTTACATAAAGTTTCCAAACTTGTCACCAAAAATGCAAATGTAGTGTCTTGGTGCACACCTTTAGGTTTACTGTTGCAACAAAACTATTTAAAGTATGAATCTAAGGTGATTAAGTTACGCTGTGCCGGAAAGAGATTCAGAGTGTATATCCCCCACCAAACAGGTGTGATTGATAAGACAAAACAGGCTAATGGTATCGCTCCAAATTTCATTCACTCTATGGATGCTTGCCATCTTCAAATGACAGTATGTAGAGCTAAGGATGCTGGTATCAATCACTTTACTATGGTGCATGATTCTTATGGTTGCCCTATGTCACAAGCTAAGCTAATGTATGATATTGTGCGTAAAGCATTTGTAGATATGTATACAGAGCATGATGTCTTGGAGGAGTTTAGACAATATCTACAACCATTGGTAAATAAAGAGTTACCTGCTCCCCCTAAAAAGGGCAATTTAGACCTGAATAGTGTATTGGACAGTAAGTACATATTCTGCTAATGGGTCACAAACATGAAAAGAAGACAATAGATAACTATAGTTTCCTATAGATTCTATAGAGACCTTTAAGTACCTAAGGTTATGTTATTAATAACTAATAATAACCTACCTAAGGTAACTAAAGGTCTCTATTGTCTTTATAGTACCTTTAAAATCCTTTAGGTAACTAAAGAAAATGCTAATGGGGCATAAACATGAAGAAAAGACAACACGCTTTTCAAAATCTAAATCGTGCCGTTTCTATTTTCCTTTCTGTGTGTTGTCTTTTCTCAATAATTTTTAAGGAGGTATTGTCTATGCTGAAACAGGACACTCGTGTAGGTCAGAGGGTATGGGTTGCACATGGTACTGATAAAGGCTGCACAGGTACAATAGTAGCCTTAAGGTCTGCACATGCTCTTGTCCACCTTGATGGTAGTGAATCTGCTATGGTTAGTTTTTTAGGTTACAACATGCTTGAACCTTATACCCCTAACCATGCCACTAACAATCAAGCAAAGCACTACGATGAGCACTATGCATCTATGGTAGGTTTAGAGCCTATTGAGCTGATGCAGCTTGTGTTGTCTCTTTCTGAATTTGTTGGTTTCCTCAAAGGTAACATCATCAAATACACCCTGCGAGCTGGCAAGAAGCAAGGTGAAGCTGCGGAAAAGGATGCAGCTAAGGCTAAACGCTATATCGAATGGCTCATGAAACTTGGTTATAAGATGCCAATCAATCCAAAGGAGGACTAAAAAATTTGGTAAACATTAAATTCAAAAAACTTGACCCTAAAGCCACCCTCCCCCAAGCAATGACAGGTGGAGCTGCTGGTCTTGACTTGGTTTGTCTTAACCGCATTGCGGTGACACCACAACGCTGGTCTTCAAAGGCAGCTATTGTCCGTACAGGCTTGGCTATGGAACTGCCTAGTGGTTATTATGCTGAGGTTGTCTTGCGCTCCTCTACAGGCAGAGACACAAAACTCAGACTTGCTAATCAGGTCGGTATTGTCGATTCTGATTATCGTGGTGAAATCATGTTGTATGTGGAGAATTTAGGTGACCATCTTGAAATTATTGATGCTGGTCAGCGTATTGCACAACTGTTGATTCACAAGATTGAAGAAGTGGTGATTGAAGAAGTCACTGAGGAGCTGTCTGAGACTGAAAGAGGTCTTGAAAGTGGCAGTACCGGAAAAGGTACTAAATCTGCTGTGAAGACTAGAAGAGTTAAGGAGGTAACTAAGGATGCCTAACTTTAAAATCGGAGACAGAGTATATACTAATGGAAGCACTACGTCAGGTGTACCTGTTAAAGGTACAGGTGTAATTGTTAAGATAATGTATAACTCTAGCATTTATACAGTGCTTATGGATAAACCTTATATTGATAGAAATGGCACTCCCATTAAGTATTTTGCAGCCTTTAGTTACGAACTACATCCCCTTAAAGCTATTAATCAAAAAGATACTAAGCTTGTTTTTTACACCAAAGACAACACAGTTCATTGCAAGCTGTTCAGTGCTGAAGGTTTGGTGTCTCATACACAGGCAAAGTGCAGTCCTGATGATACCTTCGCCTTCCTCACAGGTGTACAGATTGCACTGCAACGTATGCTGAAGGAACAGAACAAAGAGTTGGTACTTCCTGCTCTTAAAAACATTAAATTTATTGATTTTAATTAAAAGGAGGTAACTAAGGATGCCTAAAAATTATAAAGTAGGTGACAGAGTGTGCTGCATTGAAAAGCATGATGGTAACAGCCATATTATAGGTCAGGTAGGCACTGTGCGTGCCCTTGTCCCTGCCTTCCATGAACTTGCGATAGAGTTTGATAATGATGTACACGGACACACTTTATCTCCATCTTACAACTGCCCCTCAGGGCATGGGTGGTCTATTCCTCCTGAGAAACTTGTTCCTGCTTATCACTCATCTTGTAAAGACACTAAAATTATCATTTACACCAAGGGTAATAAAACTCTCGCAAAGGTCATTGTAGGTAAACGCACTGTGGAAACCGAGTGTGCGGTATGTTCCCATGATGATGTCTTTTCTATCTTTACAGGTGCTCAAATTGTCCTTGCACGCCTTGCACACAAAAATAACGCTAAACCTGCGCTCTCAAAAGCAGCACTTGACAAAGCTTTAAAGAATTTTGAAATTATTGAATAATAAAGGAGAATAACAAACATGGCAAAAAATGATTTTGCACAAATTACAACCCCTGCCGGTGAAGCGGTGTACCCTAAGCTCCGCAGCACTGAAGTCTTTGATGGCGAGGATACCGGAAAGTATGTCTGCGGTATCAAATTGTCTAAAGAAGACACTGATAAGCTGATTCAACGTATCGAAAATGAATGGGAGATGGCTAAGAAGTCCCCCGACTTTGACGGCAAACGCTATGGTCGCAACTCTGCCCCTGCCCTTGGTTTCCATGAGGACAAAGATGGTGATATTGTCTTTAAGGCTAAGACCAACGCTGTTATCAAGACCAAAGCTGGTGATGTTATCGAAAAGACTATGGCTGTCTTTGATAAGAAGGGTAAACCTATGGATGAAGAGATGGAGGTAGGTAATGGCTCTACCATCCGTCTGTGTATGCTTCTGCGCCCCTTCTATGCCTCTGCTACTGTCTATGGTATCCAACTGCTTCTGAAAGCAGTTCAGGTACTGAATTACGTCGCTCCTGCTGCTGGTGCAGTATCTGCAGATGATTGTGGCTTTGAGGTTGTTGCTGAGGAAGAGTTTGACGAAAACAATCCGCCGTTTGACTTTTAATCATGGCTATTAAATTTAATCGCAGAGGTGGCTTTTCCACTCTCAACAAACCATATCGTAGCGGTTTAGAAGACCGCTTAGCGCAGCAGCTTGAAAATGCAGGTGTCCCTAAGGTGTACGAAAAATACTCCATCGCCTACGAGATTCCTGCCACAAAGCACCATTATACCCCTGACTTCATCCTGCCTAATGGTATTATCATCGAAGCCAAGGGTATCTTTGAAGCTGCTGACCGCAAGAAGCATCTGCTTATCAGACAACAATATCCAAATTTAGACATACGCTTTGTATTCTCCAACGCTAAGACAAGAATCGGTACAGGAGCTAAGACTACTGTGGCTGAATGGTGTGAGAAGCATGGTTTCCAATACGCCAGCCGTGAGATTCCCTCTCGGTGGTTCAAAGAGACCATGAAGGACACCAATGGTCTTGTCCTGCGTGGAAAAGGTGAGCGTATTGTCACTCTTTAAATTCAAAGAGCGCACTAAGACCACACAGATATGTGTTGTCTTAAGAAACCTAAAGGGTAAGCGCAAACGTGAGCTGTTTAGGGAAGCTTACAGACAAGGTGAAGTTGACACAGGCTTTCACTTTATTGTCTTCAATAATGGTCTTTTTGAGACCGACAGAGAAATAAAGGCAGTTGCCGGATATAACCTGCCTGAATGTGAGACTTCTGTGTATGTATTAGCGGATACACTAGGACGCAAGAAAATATCCGATGCTCAGCAGTATGTGCTGAATGAGCTAAAGGTACAGTATGATGTGCCTATAAAATTTATTACTGACGAGGTGTAATTATGGAGACACATCAACCCTGCCCTGCTTGTGGCAGCCACGATGCCTTAACCATCTATGAAGATGGGCACAGTTATTGTTTCTCATGCAACACCTATTTTCGCAGCAGCAAGGAGGAGAAAAAATTGTCAAGTGGATTAAAGAAACAAGGTCTGATAGACCTACAGGACATGGTGGTCTCCCCCTTGCCTAAGCGGAAACTGACAAAACAAACCTGTGCTAAGTATGGCTACTTTACCTCTAAGGTGCATGGTCAGCCTGTGCAGGTAGCTTGTTACTATGATGATGACAACAAACTGCTTGGTCAGAAAATCAGATATGCTGATAAGACCTTTGAAGCTAGAGGTTCTTTCAGTGAGCGATTCTTTGGGCAACATCTGTTCCAAGGTGGTGGCAAGAAGCTGGTGATAACCGAGGGTGAGATTGATTGTCTTACAGTCTCTCAGGTACAAGGTAACAAATATCCTGTTGTGAGTATCCCTACAGGTGCTGCTAGTGCTGCTAAGGTCTTCAGAGCTAACTTTAATTGGTTAGAGAGCTTCGAGGAAGTCATTGTCATGTTTGATATGGATGATGCTGGACGTAAAGCTGTAAAGGCTGTCAGCGGTATCCTGTCCCCTAATAAGCTTAAGATAGCATGGTTACCTTGCAAAGACCCTAATGAGTGCTTGCAAGAGGGCAAGAGTGATGCTGTTGTAAAAGCTGTTTGGGAAGCAAAGACATACACCCCTGCTGACATCATCAAAGGTGATGAACTGTGGGAGGTATTGTCTAAGCATGAAGAATCCCTGAATTACCCTCTGCCTTGGGACATTCCCCTACAGAACATGACTGATGGTCTACGTAAAGGTGAGCTTGTTGTTATCACAGCAGGTACAGGTATAGGCAAAACTACGTTCGTTAGACAACTAGCCTACCATCTTGGTACTGAGTGCTATTGTAAAGTAGGTATGCTGATGCTGGAAGAAAATGTTAAGCACACCGCCAATGGTCTAGTGTGTCTTAAGCTGGGCAAAGCTGCCCATAGACCTATCATTGACAGTGAGTACAAGAAAGCCTTTGAAGACATCATGGATAATTTTGTCTTCTACAATCACTTTGGCTCTATTGAGTGTGAAGACCTCTTGCAAACAATCCGTTACATGGTAACAGGTGAGCAGGTGGACTTTGTTGTCTTAGACCACATCTCCATCGCTATCAGTGGTCTTGACATCGAAAATGAGCGTAAGGCTACCGATGTACTTATGACGAAACTACGTTCGCTTGTAGAGGAGACAGGTGTAGGCATGTTGGTTGTCTCTCACCTGCGCAGAACTGACGGCACTCCTGCTGAAGAAGGGGGTGCACTCTCCCTCTCCCATCTGCGTGGTTCACAGGCTATCTCACAGCTCTCTGATGCTGTGTGGGGTCTTGAAAGAAACCAACAGGACGAAGGGATGAAGAAGAACCTTGTGCGTGTCAGGGTGCTGAAGAACAGGTATAGCGGTGATACAGGTATTGCCGGATACCTTGCATATGACAAGGAACATAATATCTTAAACGCTGTAAAGGACTTATCAGAGTATGAAGCACCTGTGTGTCCTTTTGATACTGATGAAACAGAGAAAGGAGATTTTTAGATGTTTGAAATCTTAGAAAAGCTTATTGATTGGTGTACTTCCCTGCTGTCTTGGTTGTCTCGTAAGCAGGTTGAAGCTGCTAAGGCTCGCATCAAGAACTGCAATGATATGATTCATACTGCCAACAAAGCTAAGATGGCATACTTGCAGAAGCATGAAAAGACAATCAATGCTCTTGAAAATGAGCGTGAGCGTATGGAATACTTCCTGTCGCAAGATGCTGTGGAGCTGTAAGCTATGCTCTATTTTGATATTGAAACTGATGGTCTGCTGGACAGTGTCACTAAGGGGCATTGTCTAGTAATCATCGATGAACAGAACAACATCTCAGCTTACAGACCTGATGATTTTAAAAAAGGAGCTATGCGATTAATCGCTGCTCTGAGGGATGGAGAGAGCATCTGTGGTCATAATATCATCAACTATGACTGTGCTGTCTTAGCTAAACTCTATCCCGAGTTCCGCATAAAGCGAGAATGGAGACCACAAGTTTTAGATACCCTTGTACTGTCACGCCTTATCTGTGGCAACATAGAAGATACTGACCATGCTAGGGTACGTAATGGTACACTCCCTGCTAAATTGATTGGTAGACAATCACTAAAGGCATGGGGTTATCGCCTTGGGGAACTTAAAGGTACGTATGGTGAGCAAGAGGATGCATGGGATTCTTTCAGTGAGGAAATGCTCTCCTATTGTGTGCAGGATGTTACTGTCACCAAGAAGCTCTATACATACCTCATGAAGATTGGAGCACCTGCTAAGGCTATAGAGCTGGAGCATCAAGCACAATGGCTGATGTCCAAGCAGGAGCGGAATGGTTTTGTCTTTGACTTAGAAAAGGCAGAAAAGCTGAGGGAAACCTTAGAATTGCGCTATGCTGTGTTGTCTTCTCAACTTGTGTCTATTGTGCCACAGATACCTGATAAGGTCTTTGTGCCTAAAAGAGACAACAAACGCTTAGGCTATAAGAAGGGTGTTCCTATTCAAAGATATAAGGACTTCAACCCCAGCAGCAGACAGCAAGTAGCGTGGGTGCTGGAGCATCAATTCAACTACTTGCCGGAAAATGAAGACTGCTATGAGGATGAACGCCTGAAGATTGATGGTGATACCTTTAAGTTTATTAAGGGTGACGAAAATGCCCCACAAGAACTAAGAGACTTAGCAGCTGTCTTTGAGGAATACCTTATGGTAGCTAAGCGGTTAGGTCAGCTTGCCACAGGTAACCAAGCGTGGCTGAAGCATGTTAAGGCTGATGGTAGAATCCATGGCAGTGTGAACCCTTGCGGTACAGTAACAGGACGTGCTACCCATGCGAACCCTAATGTTGCCCAAGTCCCTCATGTGGGTAGTCCCTACGGACAAGAGTGCAGGGAGCTGTTCAGAGCACCTGAGGGGTGGTATGAGGTAGGTGTAGATGCCTGTGGCTTGGAGCTTAGGTGTCTTGCACACTATCTTTATCCCTATGATAAGGGTGCATACGCCCATGTTATCTTGAATGGGGATATTCATACATTAAATCAACAGGCGGCTGGGTTACCCACGAGAAACGCAGCTAAGACATTCATCTATGCCTTCCTGTATGGGGCAGGTGATAAAGCTATTGGTAAACAGCTTGGTGGTGACGAAAAGGTTGGTAAGCAGGTAAAGAATAAATTCCTGAAAGCTACCCCTGCTATCAAGATGCTGCGTGAAGCTGTCAAGAATACACTCGTGGTTGAGTACCACGGAAAAATTAAAGAATGGAAACGTAAGTATTTAAGAGGGTTGGATGGCAGACATCTCCATGTGAGAAGTCTACATTCAGCTCTCAATTTACTTTTACAGTCCTGTGGTGCACTGATATGTAAAAAATGGATATGCCTATGGGAAGAAAATATGATTAAAGCTGGCTATGACCATGGAAAAGATTTTCAGTTTATGTGCTGGTGTCACGATGAGGGGCAATTAGCATGTAGAACTAAAGATATTGCTGATGCTTGTGTAAAAATAGCACAGGTGTCTATGAGACAGGCTCAGGAGTATTATGGAATCAGATGCCAATTAGATACCGAGGGAAAGATTGGTAGGAATTGGTTTGATTGCCACTAGGAGGTGTAAGAATGTTTAACATCCCTACTCTACTCTTAGTAATCTGCACCGCCTACACCCCCGCCTTTGACGAATGTGGCAAGACAGATGGCATCACCGCCAGCGGACACCCTGCTATCCAAGGGGTGACTGTGGCGTGTGATGGCTTGCCGTTAGGTACTGAAGTTGTTATAGATGGACACAGCTACATCGTTCAGGACAGGTTTGGTGGTGATTATGGTAAGACAAAAATTGATATTTTTATGAATACTAAAGCAGAAGCCTTTAGGTTCGGAAGACAAACAAAAATTGTGGAGGTAAAGCCTTATGTCGAAACAAAAGCAGCCTTTTGTACCAAAGATTGGTCAGAAGGTCTATATCAAACGTCAGAACTCCTTAGGAGAGCCTATTTATTTTGAAGGCATAGTAACTCGTATCCGTGTGGAAGTTAAGTGTAAGCAAGGTGGCTTTATGACTGTTGCTTCTCCACACACTTTAGAGACCAAAGCAAAAGGTATCGGGGTTGGAGGTGACCTGTTCTAATGCCTACTGTTGACCTTATTTCTATGACACCTAACTACATGGCACTCTTAGAGTGTGCCTGTAAACAACCCTATGGTAAAGATGTTACTGCAAAGTCTATCAAGAAGATTATTGAGAGCGGACATCTTAGTGTCTTAGAGCACTGCTATGCTTCCTTTTTGGTGACCTGTTCTGTGCGTGTCTTAGGGCAACTCACAAGACACCGCCACCTCAGCTTCACCTGCAAGTCTGCTAGAGGTAGTAGATTTGATACTCTTGTAAATCCATACACTCTTGAAAGTGTACCTTTGGGTGACTTTAACGTAGGACGCACATATAACTCTGCTTTAAATGATGAGGACACAAAAGAGGAACAAGCTGCCTACTTCCTGCCCCAAGGTGTTGAAACATCTTTAGTAGTAACAGGTAACTTCCGTGCATGGTATGAATATTTGCCGAAGCGTTTGTGCAAACGTGCTATGCCTGAACACAGAAAGTTAGCTGAAATGATTCAAGAGCGTTTAGCAGATGCTGCACCTGAAATCTTTGATAAAAACTTTATGAATTGTGCTAATTGTACTGAAAGGAGCTGTGATTTTAAATGAAGTGGAGTGCTATCGCTATTTATGTCCTCTTTGTTATCTTGTTTTGCATTGTTTTCTATGGTCTGATTATTGGTGGTATTCTTGGTTTTCTCCACATGTTGATGGGGGTATTTAATCTTGGCTTCTAAACCTTTACATCTGCTCTTTGATGCTGACATGATTGTCTTTCGCACCTGTGCAGCAGCAGAGCAGGAAATTAATTGGTATGGTGACCTGTGGACACTACACTCTGACTTAGCAGAAGTAAAAGATGCTATTGACACAATGATTGTCAGTATCACCGATAAAGTCCTGCGTCACATGGAGCATGAGGGAGCATATAACATTACCATGTGCTTCTCCAGCTACCCTTACTTTCGCTCTAAAGTCTATCCCCCCTATAAGCTCAATCGTGTGGCTAAGAGAAAACCTCTTGCCTACCATTCTGCTGTTGAGTGGGTGAAGAAAAACTATAATGTGTTGTCTATCCCAAGTCTTGAAGCTGATGACCTCTTAGGTATCTATGGTACAATGCCTGATACGTCTGCTGTTATTATCAGTGGTGACAAGGATATGTGGTCTATCCCCTGCCCTTTTTATAACTTTATTCAGGATACATTCCATAAGACAACACAAGAAGAAGCTGATTATCAGTTCTTATATCAGACCCTTGTCGGTGATGTCACTGATAATTACAAAGGTTGTCCCAAGATTGGTGAGGTTGGTGCAAAGAGAATCCTTGACAAAGAGTGCTCATGGGATGCCGTGGTGGCTGCCTACGAGAAAGCAGGTTTGTCTGAGGAAGAAGCACTGACACAGGCAAGGGTTGCTCGTATTCTCAGATATGAGGATGTCGATAAAGACTTTAAGCCTATCCTTTGGACACCCAAAGGGTCACAAAAGAGACAATAAAGTAAAGGGGCATATAAGCGACAATGAATATTAATATTGTATCTAATAAAGGGGATGATGGAGAAAAACTACCATATGTAAACCCTGTAATTTATGAACATTTAGAGAAAGCCTACAGTCTTGGTAGCCTTATGACACACAATGCCAAAAACAATGACGAGTTAATTGGATATATTAGGGGCGTTATGGATGTGCTGGGGCATATCAAGGCTATGGCTAATTTGAATGACGAGGAGTGATAAGATGTGCTGGAAGATTAAGACACCCAGCGTAAATACTGATGTATCTGCATCCTCCTTAGTACCGGAAACCAATGCAAAAGACCCTGATAGTCCTGAGTATGGCGGTACTACTGATACCTTTAACAAGAAGAAAGGTAGACAACAACTGACGATTGCTCGCAATGGCGTATATAATCCGACTCAGTTGTAGGAAGGAGGAAAGATGTGCAGTAGAAAACCAAAAGTAGAACAAGCTGCTCCTGCTGCTGCCCCTGTTGCAGCACCCTTGAAGATTGATAATGTTGCTGAGGATACCAAAAAGGAAAATCCAAATGCTAAGACCAAGGGTAAAAAGAAGCTTACCATCACTCAGATTGGTAGTGGTACAGGGGTGAATCTTTAATGGCAGAGACAGCAAAAGCTTTATATGAGCGATTGGCTATTGAGCGTGAGGTTTATATTGACAGAGCTGAGGATTGTGCAAAATATACAATCCCTTTTTTATTCCCTAAAAAAGAAGCTAATGGTACTACTAAATACCCTACGCCCTATCAAGCGGTAGGTGCAAGAGGTGTCAATAACCTCACATCAAAGCTGGTATTAGCTCTGTTTCCCCCAAACACACCTTTTTTCAGACAAGACATCCGAGATGATGTTCTGAAATACTATGAGAGCAAACCCGAAGACAAACAAGAGATAGAGCAAGCATTAGTACAGAGAGAACAAACGGCTCAGAAATACTTTGAATCTTCGCAGATGCGTGTCTCCATGGAGGTGTGTTTGAAACAGCTTATTATAGCTGGCAATGCTTTACTGTTTTTCCCTCCTAAAGAGGGTGGCATTAAAGTGTATAAGCTGAATAGTTATGTGGTACAAAGAGACTTTGTGGGACACCCTATTCAGATGATTACCTGTGACAAACTTGCTATCAATACCCTGCCCTATGAAGTCTTAGGACAACTAGATATTGATTTGTCTACCAAACGTGGTGATGAATTGGTGGAGGTTTATACTCATATCACTTATTCATCTAAAGACAACAGATATTATAGTTACCAAGAGATTGAGGGTAAACAGATTGCTGGCTATGAGCAGTCTTTCCCTGCTGATGTTTGTCCTTGGATTCCTGTCCGTCTCTTTAAGATGGATGGTGAACATTATAGTCGCTCATATGTTGAGGAATATATTGGTGACTTAAAGACCCTTGAAGGTCTCTCTAAAGCCATTGCAGAGATGTCTGCTATTGCTGCTTCTGTAATCTACCTTGTGCGCCCAAATGGTGTGACACAGCCTAGCAAGATTATGAAGACAAAAAATGGTGGCTTTGTAACAGGTAACAAGGAAGATGTTACTTGCCTGTCGCTGGACAAGACACAAGATATGCAGATTGCCAAGATGACCGCTGATGCTATTGAAAGCAGGCTGTCTTATGCCTTCATGCTAAACTCTGCTGTCCAACGTAGTGGCGAACGTGTGACGGCTGAGGAAATCCGCTATGTGGCTAATGAGCTGGAGGATACCCTTGGGGGTATCTATTCTATCCTGTCACAAGAATTGCAATTACCCTTAGCTAACACACTTTTAAATATCCTTTCCAAAAAAGGTGAAATTGCTGATGTCCCTAAAGATATTGTGTCTCTTGCCGTAACTACCGGCATGGAAGCTATTGGACGTGGACATGACCAACAGAAGCTTACTGTCTTTATCCAAGGCATTGCTCAGATTCCTGATGCAGCATCTGTTGTGAATTGGGAAGGCGTTGCTCGTGCTTGGGCAAATAGCTGTAATCTTGATACCACAGGTCTGATTAAGTCTGCGGAACAGATTCAGCAGGAACAACAACAAGCACAAATGATGGCAATGGCACAGGCTGCTATACCTAATGCAACCAAAGGTGCTATGGATGCCATGAATCAGCAGACACAGGGAGGTAGTGAAGATAATGGCTGATACTGAAAATCAAAATACACAGGTCAATGAAGAACCCAAGGAAACACAGGTAGATATTACTGATACTACTATTGTTTCTAATGGTGAAGTTATTGATACTGATAACACTGAAGGTGGCAAAGCTGAAGAAGAAACCACCACTGATGAAAAAGACACCCAAGAAAAAGACAAACCTGCCGAAGAGCAGGAAGAGTACCAAAAAGCTAAAGGCGAGATTGAATCTGCCAAGACTGAGCTTGAAGGCAAGGGTATCGATTATGCTGCCTTAGAAGCTGAATATAATGAGAAAGGTGAGTTGTCTTCGGACAGTTATAAGCTGTTGGAAGAAAAAGGCTACCCTAAAGCTCTTGTAGAAGCAGCTATCGCAGGTTGGCAAGCTAAGGCTGATGCTTTTGCTAACAAGATTATTGAGGATGCAGGTGGTATCAATGAATACAAACGCATCCAAAAATTTGTGCAGTCACAAGGCGCAGGAGCAGTCAATGCTTTCAATGCTATTGTAAACAAAGATGATTTGTCTGTTGTGTCTGCTTACATTGCAGGTGTAAAGGCACAGATGGTAGCGCAGCATGGCACTGCTAACCCTACTTTAGGTGGTAGTGGTAATGTGGGTAAATCTAAAGGCTATACTGATGCCAATGAGATGATTAAAGCTATGAGTGACCCACGCTATGGTAAAGACCCTAACTATATGCAGGAAGTAGAACGTAAAGTCGCTGCTTCTAAATTCTTTGGTTAAGACACAAACGTCAATCCCCTCCCATAAGCAGAGGGTTATTTTTTTTATTCAAAATTATTAAAGGAGTGATTTAATGGCTGATATGATTATTGCCAACCCCGGTCTTGCACAATCTGATAAAGGCAAAGACCGCTTAGGTTTATTTCTGAAAATGTTTACCGGTGAAGTTCTCACCGCTTTCTCTCAATCCACTATTACCGGTGGTCGCTTCTCTGAGCGTACTATCGAACATGGTAAATCTGCTATCTTCCCGATTGTAGGTCGAGCAAAAGCTAAATACCTGAAAGCAGGTAAGAACTTGGATGACCTGCGTACTCCCATTGAACACAATGAGCGTACTATTGTGCTGGATGGTCTGCTGACCTCTGACTGCATGATTTTTGATTTGGATGAAGCTATGAACCACTTTGAGCTGCGTTCTAAGTATTCCAAGGAAATGGGTGAAGCATTGGCTGTTGCTCAGGACTGTGCTATCTTGGCTGAAGTAGCTAAGATGATTGTAGAAGACAAAGAGAACCTGCCTACCAATGCTACTACTGGTGTCAAAGGCACTGGCAAGGGTCTGATTGTTACCGAGACTGTGGCAACCGCTGACTATGGCGAAACTGAAGCTATGGGTGTAGCTATCTTTAAGGAACTGCTGAAAATCAAGACCAAAATGTCTGAGAATAATGTTCCACTGGCAGGTCGCAACTGCTACATCAAACCGATGGCACTCAATGCCCTGATTGCTAACAAGGACATCATTAACAAACTGTATGGTGCTTCTATGACCATTGAGGGCAACAATCCTCCGAAACTGATTGGTTTTGATTTGATTGAAGCTCCCCTGCTGACTGAGGGTGGCGTGGATAATGAGAATGTTATCCAAGGTGATGGTCATGTGTTCCCCACTACCTACAAAGACACCTGCCAATTCATTGTGGCACATCCGTCTTCCGCTGGTATCTTGACCCTCAAAGGTTTGGGTATGGAACATGCTCGCCGTCCTGAATATCAGGCTGACCAAATTATTGCTAAATATGCAAAAGGTTTTGGTGGTCTGCGTCCTGAAGCTGCCTTTATGGGTGTTGTAACTCAGGCTTAATTTTAAACTACTAACCCTAGGGGATGGCGTATGCTGTCCCCTATTTTTTCTAAAAATGAAAGGAGATACCAATGCAACTAACAGCATTAACTGAACTTGATGCAGTCAATAGTATCATTGGTACTATTGGTGAAGCTCCTATTAACAGTCTTGAAGAACTGACAGATGTGGATGCTATCAATGCCCTTCGTATCCTGCGGAATATTAGCAGACAAGAGCAGTCCCGAGGATGGACTTTTAACAAAACACCCCACTTCACCCTTAACCCTGATGTAGACACAAAGAAGATACCATGGAACAGTAACTACTTGTATCTTAAGGATAACCATGGTGTCAAGCTCGTTCGACAGGGTGACTATGTAAAAGACCTGTTCAAAGACACCCTAATCTTTGAGAAACCTTTGGATGTAGAGATGGTGCTTTATATTGACTTTGAGAACCTGCCTGAGCAGATGAGAAACTATATCTTAGCTAAGGCATGTTTTGTCTTCCAAAGCTCTTACTTTGGTGATGATAGTCTGACCAAGATTACACAGCAGGAGATTGCAGAAGCATGGCAGCATCTGATGGAGTTTGAGGTAGACAATAACAACTACTCAATGTTGGAACATACCTATGTTCATGAGCTGAGATTGAGGTGAGATTATGGGATTGATTAATCAAGACATAAAAAACCTTGTGAGTGGTGTGTCTCAGCAACCGCCTATCCTCAGACACCCTGAACAGCTAGAAGAACAGTTGAATGGTTATTCTAGTGAAGCAGGAGGCTTACAAAAGAGACCCCCTAGTATTCTAGTAGCTAACTTAGGACGTAAAATAAATGATTCAGCTAAACCTTTGATACATTTTATTGACAGAGATGTAAATGAGAAATATATTGTCTTGTTCACAGGTAGTGATATTGAGATTTATGATATGCAAGGTAACAGAAAGACTGTAAACTTTGCTAGTGATACTAAATCTTATATTTACACACAGTCCCCACGATATAACTTGAAGCCTATCACGATTGCAGATTATACCTTTATTTGTAATACTTTGCAGAAGACAAAGATGGCTGATACTATTGATAACAATAGATGGGATACCCAAGGTCTCCTTGTTAACATCAAAAGCGGTCAGTATGGTAGGACGTATCGTATTGATGTAAATGGTACAACTATCGCAACCCATGAGACACCTGATGGCTCAGATAAAAGCCACACAAAACTGATTACCACAGACTATATTGCACAACAATTAGCCACTAAAGCAAAAGACAACGGCTTTGTAGTTACCACAGGTTCTTCATGGTTATACCTGAAGAAAACCGCTATTAAAACTGTAACAGGTGAGACAGTTTATTTACAACCCACCACATCCCCTGTACAACAAGAAGACCGCTTTAAAGGATTAGCTTTTACAGGGCATTTTCATACTTGGAGGGCATTTCCAACTGTTATAACTCGTAATAGTTATACGATAACAGTTAAATTTCCTACTGAAGAAAATCTGCGTGCTAATTCAAATGAGAGCTTTGATAGTGATTACGCTGCTTATGAAAAGATGATGGCAGAAATCACACGCTGTCAGAAGGATAATTGGAAAGTAACTAATGAAGTGATAACACAACAGGCTAATGGTTTAAAGTTATATAGCACGATGAATGTCTATACACTCACATGGACTACAGCTCCCTCTATTCCTAGCAATTCAAAGGTTTATTCCTTAATTGATTCTGCTACTGTCTATGATGGCTATAATAACCAAGCAGCTTTTGGTATTCTAAAGTCTATTCAGAAATTTTCTAATCTGCCTGTCAATGCCCCTGATGGTTTTACTGTTAAAATCAATGGTGAGGAAGGGAGCAGTACAGATGATTATTATGTCTCTTATGTAGCAGAAGACCAAGTATGGCGTGAATGTGCAAGACCTTCAATGAAGAATCACATTGATAATACAACTATGCCCCACGTTTTAGTACGTGAAGCAGATGGGACTTTTACTTTCAAATGTGCTGATTGGTCTGTGCGTGATGTAGGTGATGAAGATAGTAACCCTGAACCCTCCTTCATCGGTGGGACAATAAATGATGTCTTCTACCATCGTAATCGCTTAGGATTTCTTAGTGGCGAGAATGTTATCCTCACTCGCTCTGCTGACTTCTTTAACTTTTGGATGACAAGTGCAACCAAGGTGCAGGATACAGACCCAATCGACTTAGCAGTCTCTGATAATACCATTAGCACACTGTATAATGCTGTCACGTTTGATACTGACCTTATCTTGTTCAGTCAAGAAGCACAATTCATGCTCTCTGCTGATGGTGTCTTGACACCTACAAGTGCTAATCTGTCCCCGGCAGTTACCCACTATGAAGCTAGTCTTAAAGCTAAGCCTGTCAACGCAGGACGAAATGTTTACTTTGTAGCCGAAAGAGCTAAATATACCACTGTGCGTGAGTTCTTCACCGCAGCAGACAACACAGATGCTAAGGATGTTCAAGACATAACATCCCATGTGCCGAACTATATCCCTAATGGTGTCTATAAAATCATCCCCTCTACTGTGGAGAATGTAATGCTTTATCTCACTGAGGGTGATGAAACATCAATGTATGTCTATAAGTACCTCTTTATAGACAGCCAGCGTGTACAGGCTGCATGGTCTAAGTGGGATATGCAAGGTGTTGTCTATGGAGGGCAATTTATTGACAATTATCTCTATCTGATAGTGGAGCGTAATGGTTATTACTGTTTGGAGAAAATCTCTTTTACTATTAATACTACTGACTTTGACAGTGAAGCCTATCGTATCTTATTAGATTGTAAACATTCCTATCAGATTCCTGCTGAGTGCTATGATTCCCTTAAGGATGAAACTACTGTAAATATATCTGATATTTTTGGGGATATATATGAGCAGGATAAACAATATGGTGCTGTTGCTCATGATGGTACATATGCTAAGGCTAAAGAGGGAAAGTTGGTATTTATCGGTGATTATTCTAACCAAGTATTGACTGTAGGTATCAATTATAATTTTAAGATTGTTATGTCAACCATTATGGTTAAGCAGTCTGACAATGGTAGCACTCAGGCTCTTATTGAGGGCAGATTGCAGTTACGGCAGATGTGGTTTAACTATGCTGATAGTGGCTACTTCAAAATAACTGTGGATATTAAAGACAAACAAGCCTATGTCTATGAGTATACCTCTAGGCTCTTAGGTACTCGTTTTAATATCTTAGGTGCAATGCCCTTTACCACAGGTTCTTTTAAGTTCCCTATCCAAGCCAAAAACGAGAATGTAAACATTTGTTTGGAAACAGACACCCCACTCCCTGTATCTCTTGTGGGTGCAGGTTGGATTGGAAATTACCAAAGGAGGACAAGACTATTTTAAAAGTATCTAAATTAACCATTGAACAGCTCTGTAACTTCAGAGAAAACATGCGTGATGAAGACAAAATGGAATGGTTCTATGCTTCAAATACATCCTTTGGTCTCACTGAGGTTGAGGAGTTAGGCGATGCTTTGTGTCTTTATGATGATGAGACACAAAGGGTTTATGCCATTGGTGCTATTGATTCCTACTTAATATGGGTTGTCTGCACTAATGAGGTAGATGTGCACCCTATTAAGTTCTTACGCTTCTGCAAGCCTTTCTTTAAACGATGGGTAAAACATCGTGTTTTTAATTATGTGTGGCTTAGGAATAAGCGACATGTACAATGGCTTAAATGGTTGGGAGCTGAGTTTGGCAACTACACAAGAATCAATGGAGAGCTATTTCAGAAATTTACATTATACCCGATAAAGGAGTGATGTCTTATGTGCAGTCCTATGGTGGCTGCTGGTATCAGTACAGGCTTGCAAGTAGCAGGTGACTACATGGGACAACGTGCGCAAGCTAAGGCAGCACAGGCTACCATGAACGCACAGGCTAAGGCAGCTATTACTGAGATGAATTGGAATATCATGGATTTAGAACAGCAGCGCACAGATGCCTTTGACCAAGCTGTCGCAGAAATCAGCAACACTAGGTTAAACTCTATGCAGCTCAATAGTGGCGTAAAGGCTGCTGTGAATGAGACCATGAGCGGACGTACAGCTAACCTCATTGTACGTGCTGCCGAAGGTGATACCTCTCGTGCAGTATCCTCTATCCAAGATAACTACCAACGTAAATCTAATGAGGTTGACCTGAATCGTGAGCGACAGGTAAAATCTACTCACGAATTTTTAGAGAACCTTAATGCTTCTGCACCTAAGATGCCCAGCAGATTCACTAACTTTTTGTCTTCTGCTGCCACAGGTTTGAATAATTATACACAAGCTAAGAATATTATGAATCAGCAGAAGATTACAGGTGGCATTGGAAAGACAGCCAAGACTGCTACTAAGACATGGGTAGGCAACGCTCCACGTAGCGTCCATGAGAAGCTAGGTATTGGTAATGGTATTTACAGGAGGTAAGAAGATTGAGTAAAGAAGTACAGGCAGCAATAGGTACTCAAAGGCAGTTTGCAAAACAACCGGAGATGCCCTATGCGCTGTCCTTAAATAAATTCAATGCATCTGCTGGTATCTCACAGCGTACAGATTTAGATGCACAACGCTTAGCATCATCTTTAGGTCTCCTTGGTAAGAATATCATGGAGGAGCGCATAGCTGATGAAAAGCGTACCCAAGACCAAGCAGTATTGGTCAATGCAGACAAACTCCTTGCAGGTAAGACACAAGAAGACCTGAAGAAGTTTGACCGCATGGCTGCTTTGCAGAACTCTAGTGATGAATTTGACTTGACAGATAACCGCTATGCTATGGCTGTTCTTGAAAAAGGCATTGGTAAAATGGCAAGCCAATATGCCAAAGAGCAATGGGCAAATGACCCTGCTTCTGAAAAGCCTAAGAGCGTTTCCGAAGCTGTTAGTCTTTTCAATAAGTATCTACAGGAAAACAGAGCTAACTTCAGTGATGAAGGTATCTCTAATAAAGTAGCATTTGACCAAGGCTATTATGAAGGTGCTGTCCAAGACACAATAAAAATAGCTAATGAAGCTGACAAGAGAATCAATGATGATAAGCGTCAGAAGATGGTCATGCTGGGTTCTAGTGAGCTTCAAGACCTTGTGTATAGTGGAGCTAAAGGTGAAGACTTCCTCACTCGTGGCAGTGAAGCATTGCGCAAGATTCAGTTAGGTACGAGGGATAGAGATGGGTTCATTAAAGCTGTTGCCCCTCTTGCTCAGATGATTGCTGACCAAGATTTTGATACGGCAAGATTGGATGCCTTAGGTGACTATCAGTACGAAGATGGTTTGTCTTTAAAGCAGATGGTAAACCTCTATCCCTCCTATACAAAGATTGCAGATAACTTCAATCTGAGAGTTACTGATGATATTGTGTCTAAGTGCACACGCCCTGATGGCACTATTGACCTCTCACAAGCAGAAGTATTGTTGTCTCAGTTACCTGCGGAAACTACAAATGCTGATGGTATTCCTGAAGCTAATCTGCCTATCTCACAGGGAGACAACCCCGACTTAACAGACCTGTCACCTACTATGAAAAGCGTGTTGCCTATGGTTGGTGGTGCTATCTATCAGCTAGGCTTTAAGGATGCACAGATTACTAGTGGTTATCGCACAGCAGAGCATAATGCATCTGTGGGTGGTGTACCAAACTCAGAACATACCCAAGGTAATGCTGTGGATATTTACTTAGGTGACAATGTGGATGAAGCACAGGCTAATAAAGCATTGTCTTATTTTAAGCAGTATTTTGGTGAGGTCTTATTCCATGATGCTGGCACAGGCAGACATCTGCATCTTGCTGATTACCATGGTGGTATGAAAGCTGCTAATCCTAAAGAACAGTCTGCTGCTGCCTATAATCCCCAGCGCATCAATAAGATACGTCAGGCTATCTATGCTAAACAGGCACAAGCACAACGTGTTAAGGCACAACGTGATGCAGATGAAAGAGACAGAATCAATATGGCTCTTTTACAAACCAATGACCCAAGTGAGCAGATGCAGATTATAAATAGCTCTAATTTACCGGAGACAACTAAGGCTACTATGATTCGTGCTATCACACGTCAAGCACGGCAGTCAGCTAAAGGCTATGGTAATGATGCAGAAGCTAAACATTTTTGGTCATATGAAAATGGCTATCAATATATTAAAGATACTCAGACATACGCCGAATGGTATAAAGCTTATCAAGACCCTGATGTTGATGGTGATTCTGATGAATACAAGGCTTTGCAAAAGAGAGCCAATAGAGCTACAGCAAGACTTAATGCCTTGCTAGAGTTTAAAAAGAAACGTGGGTATATCCCTAGTGAGCAAGAGACAACACAGTCTACCTCTAAATCAAACTATGACCCATCAAATGATACCCCTACTCTTTCAGATTATGACCAACAGATAGCTCAATTAAAAATTTTAGTCAATAGTAACCCCACTGATGATAGAGGTGTTCCTTTAGATGAAGACCAAATTCACCGCAGAGTTGAGGTTCTTGCACAACAAGCAGGTCTTGATGTAAATAAAGTTTTACGTGATGTCTTTGGTGCTGAAGGTAATATAAATGATATGTTAGCAGATGCTAGAGGGGAATAGGAGGAATTATGGCTAAATTTGATATGTATGATGCATGGCATAAGATGGATGATGATTATGTCAGCGGTGTTGATTTACAAGCCAAAGGACAAGAACAGCTCTCTAATACCAAAGTTAACCCCTTGCATGATTTAGCAGAGAGTGTTACTGAATGGATTGAAGACATGGACAAAGCAGGTCAGAAGCTTGCTGTGGCTGCTGGTGAAGCCTATAAAACAGGTAATTTTGATGCTATTGATGATATGGCTTTACCGGACGTTGATGCATCTTCTCCCTCTCCTGCACAAGAAAAGGTTGCACAGGCTTTGCAGGATGCTGTGGATGATGCTCGTTATGTGGCTACCAAAGACCCCCTTACTCTCATAGGTGACGTAGCAGGTGCTGCTAGTCCTTGGATTCCTTTGGCTGTTCAAGTACCTATCATGGTGCATGAGATGCAGAAAGCACAGGAGATTGAAAATGCCCCTGAGATGTCTGACCAAGCCAAAGCATCCCTGCTCCCTATGATGGCAGGTACTGTGGCAGCTTCTGTGACACATGGGGTGGGTGGTCTTTTATCTAAGGCTGCCCCTAAAGTCTCTAAGGTTATGACTACCCCTTTTGTGGGTAGCGGTATTGCAGCAGGTACAGTTCTTGCTATGGATGAGAATGTACGTAATTACGCAGCAGAACATCCTGCTCGTTTTGCTGTCAGCCAATTTTTGACCGATACTGCTATTGGTGCTAAAAAGCTTGCCAAAGCTGATTGGTCTGCCAAGACAAACCCTGTCACAGATGCAGAGATTGTGTCTGAAAAGACAAACCCTGCTACTGAGGTTATGGCTGATAAGACTAAGGTTGATGAGACAAACAAAAAGTTAGGTTCTCCTACTAAAGAGAAGAATAAAAGGAAACGTAAGCATCGTAAGCAGCATCGTGAGAATGTATGGGATGTTGATAATGACTATGAGGAGATGGTTACACCTGCTCAGGTTACGAAACGTGAACCCAAGACAACCGCTGAAAAAGCATATCCTGAACAGATGCCCGAACAACAAATGCAACAGGATGCTATTGCTAATCAGTTAGCTACCGACCACATCGAAGCTAGGCAGACACCTGAAATTATGCAGGGTGCATTTGGCGATAGGCTGGAATATAGTAAAGATAACCTTTATCCTCATCCTGTGAGTGCAGAAGATATATGGGAAACTGCAAAAGCTATGTTCCCTATTCGCCCCGGTAGATTGGATTTAACTGATAGTGATAGAACCTTAGGTTACTTTATGCCCCAAGGTAAAGGTATCCGTATCCGTGGGTTTCGTGCATGGTCTGTAATCTGCCATGAAATCGGTCATGGTTTGTCTGATAAATTTGGTTGGGGTAAAGATACAGCAGTTCAAAAAGAACTTTATGATGGTGCTACTTCCATATGGCAACATGGTGAGTATGGTAATAGATATGCTCCGGGAAACTATGCTACCTATGTAGAAGAAGGACGTGCTGCCTTTATGAATGAGTATTGTGTCAACCCTGAGATGGCTAAGAAGCACTTCCCTCTTGCCTATGCTGAGTTTGAAAAGGCTATTGCAAGTGATAGATTTTATCAGGCACAGATGAACCTTTTAGGACAACAGGTGCGCCGATGGGGTTCACAGTCTGACTTCAGCAAAGCTGCTGGCATGTTTCATTGGGCAGACAAAGAGCTTGGCAAAAGAATTGATAAACTCATTGGTACTTGGACTGCTACTAAAAAGCATTTTGCTTGGGAGTATGCTGACCTTGACGAAAGCATAAGAGCTTATGAGGATAACCAAGGTGTAAAGATAGCTATGGAGAATGACCCTGCTGTCTTAGCACAGTATGCAAAGCAAGCAGGTAATGATACTGTTGGTTGTCTTCTGAATGGTAATAATCTAGGAACTAGAGCTGCTATTAAGATGATGCAGACAAAATTCAATGTTGCTCTCAATAATGTTGTCGCTACTGACATCTTGAAACCTTTGGATGCACAAGGTAAGCGTGGTGTTGAGCTTCAAAAATGGCTTAAAGAGACTGAGTATACTGATTTCTATGAAGCTTTTAATACCTACCAAACAGCTAAACACGAATTAGAAGTTATGGGAACAGGACGTAAGACAACACACACCTTTGCAGAATGTAATAAAATCATTGCTAAAGCAGAGGAACTGCCTGAGATGAAAGTTGCTTCTAATCTTTGGAAACAATGGAATGAGAATGTGTTGCGAATTGCCGTTGCCGGACAAATTATCCCTGCAAAGGTTGCTAATACCTTCTTGAAAAAATACCCTGAATATATCCCTATGTCACGTTCATTTGAGATTGAGGGTACTAGTGACTTCTTTGCATCCCATAAGGCTATGACTGTTGAGGGGTCTGAACGTATTATTAAAGACCCTCTTGTCCAAGCTGTTAAAAATATGCAGAGTATTGTCACTAAAGTAGAGCGCAACCGTGTTGGTCTTGCTCTTGCTGATTTAGCTAAAGGTGAAAAGGGACATTTTCTTATGATGCCTGTAAAAGATGGTAAATACAAGCACGTTTCACAAATTATTACTGTATATGAAGAGGGACACCCTAAATACTACCAATGTATGATGAAAGGTCTCTATGAAGCTATGACTTCTGAAGATGGCAATATGAGTGCTTCTAAACTTGACATTATTGAAAAAATATCTCATGGCGCAGCAACAGCTTTACGTATTGGCTCTACTAGCACACCTATGTTCGCTACTGCTAACCTCTGCAAAGATATTCTTGAAGCCACTATTATGAACGCTGATGGGCGTAGTGCTTCTCACATTCCCCTTGTTGCTCCTATGAAAATCTTTTGGCAGGGATTGCAGATGCTCAATAGTGACAATGCTTTTGGTAAACTTATCATTCGCAACAACAGAGAACGTGCTCTGCTTAGACAATACAAAAGAGAATTTAGGTCTAATGGTGTCACTATGTCCACACGCTTAGGCTCTATTGCTGAAATCAATAAAGACTTTAGGAAAACTGTAGACCCTAACATTAGTGATTCTGCCCTTGATAAAATCTTATATCCTATCAAAGTATTATGGAATTGGAATGTAGCATATGGTGAAGCTATGGAACAGTTACCACGTATGGCTCTTTATCGACGTGCTAAAGGACGTGGTGCTTCTATGATTGAAGCTGCTATGGTTGCTTCTGACAGTACCCTTAATTTTGCGAAGAGTGGTACTACTGTTAAAATTCTTAACAGGCATACGCCTTTTTTAAATGCGGCTTTTCAAGGTACTTTAAAGACAGCTAGAGAGCTTTCTAAAAATCCTCTCAGTGTTGGGCTTGCTATGGCAGAACATGTACTGTTTCCCACCCTGTTATTGTGGTATTGGAATAAAGACGAAGATTGGTATAAGGATATGCCTATGGAGATGAAGAATAAAGCATGGTACATCAAGATAGGTGATACCATCTATGATTATCCTAAACCTACCTTTATCGGACAGCTAGCTGGCTCTATACCTGAAAGATTATTAGATGTCATGGCTGAAGGGGAAGATAAGCAGGTCATTGCGGATGTTGTCTATAAGCTTATCAAAGACCTCGCTCCTTCCGGTGCTCCTCCCATTATTGAAAAGTTCTATGAATGGCAGACAAACCACTCTATGTATCGTAACCGTCCTCTTGTTGACCAACGTCTTGAAAAGCTTAGCCCTAAGAATCAATATAATCAGTATACCTCTATGGTAGCTCGTGGTATTGGTCAGGTGACTAATCTCTCACCTATTAAGATAGACAATACAATCTATGGTCTCACAGGCTCTATGGGTTATGCTTTTATGGGTGGTGTCAATATGATGGCTAAAGATGAGGCTACCCCTAGTAGGAAGTGGACTGAATATACTCGATTTACATATACTGAGGGTACAGGTACTTCCCGCAGCAAGGATGTATTCTTTGGTGGTCTTGATAAGCTGGAGACACAATATGCAGATGCCTCTTTTGAGGGTAGGAAGCCTAAGGTAGACAAAGAACTTAAAGGTATGCGTAAAGCTAGGGCAGATGCTATGAAAGTTTCTAAAGCTATTAGGGAACTGTATGCAGACAAAAAGATGGATGCAGACACCAAGCGTATTAAGCTTGATGAACTTAACAAAAAGCAAAATATCATTTTCAGAAGTGCCAATAAGAAGTATCTTAATTACAAATATATACAATCACCTGAATAATGTGCTATAATTAATATCAGAGGTGATATGATTT